AACGTCTGCCTCAATCTTAATTAGATCAAGTCTTTTCTTAACAATATCTAGTTCTGCTAATCTATTATTTTTTTGAGACTCAATACGTTGCTTAGTTAACCCCTGTTCTAACTCTAACTCTCCCTTTCTTCTATTTGCTAGTTCAAGAGTAAGTTTAGCCTTATCTAATTCAATTTTATTATTTAAGTCTGCAATATCTTTTTGTTTTTTTACAATATCTTCTTGAGTTTTCATCTCAGCTTGTTTAGTTGACAATTCTAAATTTAATAGACGTTCTCTTCTATCTATAGCAGCTTTTTGTGCCGCAGCCTCTCTTTCTGCTGCTGCTTTTCTTTCTACAATCAAACGCATTCCATTATTAAACTCTTGAATTGCAATAGCTTTTTGTAAGTTATTCTTTTGTTGATCAGAAGATAGGTTAGGTAAGTCTCTTTGCACAGCTTCTTGACGACGAAGGGGTGCCATAGCAGCTTGATTCGCACGCTCTACTTGTGCAATTTTTAAGTCAGAGGCAGCTTTGGCTTGCTTCTCCATAGCCTCTGCTATTGCTGTTTCTCCGTCTATCCTATTTTTACCAATTTGTAGCAGTGCTTGACCGCTTGCAATCTGATCTTGCAGTTGTTTTAGTTCAACTCCACGAATATTCTTTAGAATAGCCTGATCCATAGTGGCGGTTCTTTGAGCCGTTGCTTGAATTTCAGCAGTCTTTCTCCTATAGGCTGCTAAGTCATTTTGTTTCTTAAGAATTGATAGTTCTTCATTCAATTTTTTGATTCTTTTATCTAATTCTACATTAATTTTTTCAATTTCTTGGCGAAGCTTGAAAGCCGCACCAACAGCAGCTTCTGTAGCTTTTCTTCCTGCTTCTTCCTGCTTTTTATAAGCAGAAATCATTACATCGCCTGGTTGTGCTGCTTTTAGCGACTCCGTAGCCTCTTTTCCTGTCTTAACAATGTTTTGCAAGTTTGCTAATCTATTTTTAGTAACCTCATTGTCAGATTTTGCTAGTCTTCCATTAGCGTCTACAAAACCTTTAATGAAAGCTTTTTGAAAAGCGTCTCTTTCAGTACTAAACTCTTTTTCAACTAATCTAACAGCTAACTCAGCATTCTTTAGTGCATTATATGCAGCTGTAGCTTTTTCAAGAGCTTCTTTTAACTTTTCGTATGCTACTGCCGCAGCTTCAACACCAACATCGTCATCTGCGTCCTCTCCTCTCGCTTGCGTAAGAGCAATGAGTGCCGTTCTAGCATCATCAGTTTTCTTAGAGTACGCAGCCATTTGAGCACCTAAAGACTCTGTATTGGCCCCACCAGAAGCTAGAGAGTCGCCCACTTGTTTACCTAAGTCAGCTGCCCTAGTAAAGCTTTCTATAACAGCACTTACGTCAGTAGGTAACTTATTAAAATCATCAGCTATTTTAATGCCTCCAAGAGCTACGCCTGATTCTTTTATTGTAATCCCTAATTTTTTAAAAGCTATTGCAACTCTATCTGCAGGAAGCTCTAGAGTTTTTGCTACTTTACCGACTAATCCTGTAGGTAGGGCATTAGCAAGCTCTTTAAGAGCTAACTGAAGGGCTTTTAATTTTTCTTTTTGTTCTGGGGTATTATTAAATTCTTTATTTAATTTATTAAATTGGTCAACAATATCTAAGGCTTTTATTTGATTAATACCCTCTACACCTTTTTTAATATCGGTTAAGCGAACAAAAGACTTTTCACCTACTTTCTGCGTGACAATCCCAAAAGCCTCAAAAGACCCTTTAAGTTTATCAATATTATCAAAATCTTTTACATTAATTATAGCACTACCCTGTTGCCCGCCTGCGCTTGGAGTAAATCCTCGTTCTACAGTTTTATTAAATCTTGCAATTTGTCCTCGTGCTTGCCTAGCTCCTTCTGTAATATTAGCGTTAGTGTTGCTAAGAATCTTTTTAATTTCTTCATTTACTCTTTTGATACCTTCAGTGTCATAGCCTTCAAGCTTAAGTTCCTTAATATTAGCATTAGTTGCTGCGGCGGCAATTCCCTCAATACCAGCTTTAACATTTCGAGAACTCTCGAACAGCTTATTCCACCACTTAACGATGTTTCCTAAAATGTCTACGTCAAAGATTGTACCTATAATTTGTATCGCAGCAATACCTATAAATATACCACTTATAGCTGCTCCTACTACACTCAAAACAGTGCCTAAAGCTGTAGCAGCTGCTGCAGCGACATTAGCTGTTCTAGCAAAAAATACATTAGCCGCGCCAGCCCCTTTAATAGCAACTCCGTATTGTGTTGAAACAGCACCTGCAGCCAGTTGTCTAGCAATAGAAGCTTTTAGAGCTTTCTCTTTATCTTTTAGCGCAATATTTCCTTGACGAATCTCTCTTCTATAAGCTCTCTCTGCTGCCGCTACTTTATCCATAGTAGCCTTATCTTTTAGCATCTGTCGAGTAGTTAATCCACCTTGTTGAGCACGATCTCTAGCAGCTCTAGCTTCCGCGCCTCCTGCAGCTCCTAAGCCTACAAAACCTCCTCTAAAACCTTGAGAGGCTGTTTGTGCTTTTTCGGTGGCTTCTGCTACTTTAGCAATACTACCTGCAGCTATTTTTCCTCTATCAGCGACAGCTCCAAGATTTTCAATAGCCCTACCAGCGAATCCTCCTATAGACTGGGTTAAATTTCTAAAAACAATTGAACCAACAGCGGCTAAAGCTAAAAAGGCTGTACCAGAATTTTTAGAAATAAAATCTAAAGCAGGAGCTAAAACATCGGCTACTACTCCCCCTATCTTGGTAATAAGGTCAGAAAAAGTAGCTGATAGTTTTTCAAAACTGGCTTGAGCAGTATTAGCAGATACTTGAATAATACCAAATTTTCTTTCACCTTCTTCAATAGCGGCGTTAACGAAGGCTTGTCTTCTTTGGAAATCTGTCAATGAGCCAGCAGCAACACCAAGTTTAGAAGCATATTTACTAACAGCAGGGTCAATACGAGTGAAAATACCAAGTTCGTCTAATAGTTCGGGTTCTAATTTAGCAGTACCTCTAACAACTCTTTGTAGCGCATCTGTTAAATCTCTACCTAATGCACGAGAAGCTTTAACAGCTACTCCTGCTAACCGATTAATCTGACTTGAATCAAATCCGGCAGATAAGGCAGCGTTAGCTGATTGAGATGCTTCAACCAAACTAAGTTGTCCGTTAGTAATTTTTTGAATATCTTTTATGATAGAACTACCGCTCTCACCAATTACAGAAGCTAGTGCTCTAGTACCTGCAATAGTTTGCTCTGCTCTAGCAGCTTTATTTAAAGCTTGGAAAGCAGAAGTAATAGCAAAGATATTAGCGGCAGCACCCGCATAAACAGAAACCAGACCTCCCAAACCAGATGCTTGAGCAGAAAACTGTCTTCCTGCTGATGCGCTGGTTTGACCAAGTCTGGTTTGTTGTTTAGTTATTGTTTCAGTAGCCGCAGCTGCTGCAGCCGCTCCTTTGGTACTAAAAGTAGTTTCAATGATATTTTTAATTGATGCCACTAGCGTCTCACCCTTGATGCGGCTTCTCTAGTTCTACGTTGTTGGTCATAGTGTGTAGAAGCCTCAGAAATACATACTTGAAGAAGTTCAAACACCTCTTCACTATCTTCAATTTTATAGATGCGCATAATATCTCCTAAACCTGCATAGTCTTTACCTAACCAGACTCCATTCATTCCCTCTATCTTATCTGGTAAAGCATTAAAAAGCCTTAGAGCTTGTTGCGCTTCGTAACTTAATTCATGTACCTCTGGCGGCATTTCGTCAGGGTCAGGGTCCCATCCCATCTGTTCACACATTAACAGATATTGGTCTTGGGTCATTCCCCCTGCTTGGAAGCTGTGCCGGAGGTACTTTTCGAGTTTTTTGAGTCTTCAGCCTTCTTATTAATAGAAAACTGCTCATAATCATTTAGTGCGTCAGTTACAAACTGATCAAAAACTGTGGAATTCTTTAGAAGATCTAGTGCGTCTTCTTCAGAATAATTTACGTCCTCATTTGGCTCCATAGAACTAATATCTACTGGAAGAAGCTTGGGCAACGATCTAACTTTAAGACCTGACCACCCCTTAATTGCTCTACGTGAATACTCTTCAATAAACTTATCATTATCAATTTCCTCTTCACGTTGACGAGTACGCTTATTAAACTTATATGTAAGACTTGAGTTACGAATCTTCATTAGATCATCACGACCTAAATATACTAGATTAACTACAAAACCTTCGATATCAGGAAACTCTACGTCAATTACGGTTTCCTTTGCCATTAAACTTGAAATTTTACTCATTTTTTGGTTTTCCCCTCTATGTTAATAAAAAGGGTGCTCACCGTCGTTATCAACGCCTGTCAAACTGAGGGGGCAAGTTTGACGTTTGTTAACAGTGAGCACCCACATGAAATTAAATTTTGCCCCCTCAAAGCTCATTTAACTTACTTTTCTACAATAAGTGTCAACTCATCTCCGGTACCTTTGCTAGTTTCCTGAGCAAGGAAGTTAACTGTAATACCGATAACATCTTCAACAGCGTGAGTTGGAATCTCAAACTGAATCTTTGGCATATCGATTGCAAAGAATGGTGCTGTTGCTCCGCCAATTTTAAGGTTAGCGTTAGATGTAGCAGAAGAAGATGTACGAGTATCTTCAACGATCTGCTTCAAGAACTGAGCAGAATCACTTGAACCACCACGTAAGTAAGCACTTAGTGAACCAGAAATAGCACGAGCACCGGCAAACTGACCGATAGGTGAGTTAAGAGATGCAAGCTCTTCTGGTGTTAAGTATGTGATGTTATTATTGTAGTCAAAACTGAGTGCAGTTACTGGGAATGTGAAATCAACTCCTGCAGCAGTTGAACTTTCAGCGTGCTTAATATCAATTGTTGAAAGTCTATTCTTAATGAAGCTAGCAGAAGAAATTGTGCCAGAAACATTATAAGAGTTCCAAGGATGATAAGAAGCCTCAGCTGTCATTGCATACTGATTTGAGTTAGCTGTGATTTCATTTCCTCCAGCATTTAGTATTCCACCGAATACTGAAACAGCATTATTACGTTTATCATCACGAAGTTCGATTAGGTTTGTACCGAATCCTGTCCAAGTGGTTGTAGCAATGCCGTCAATAGCAGCATCAATAGACCCTTGGTTAACAGTTGCGTTAGAAACCTGATAAACAACGTTATCCATTTTGAAATATAGATGGTACTCAGAAGCAGTAGCAAAGTTTGAAGAATGCTGGAACACGTTTGCAGCAGCAGCACGCTCTCCTAGTGCAAATTTACCATCAGCCTGCCAAGTACTCTGAAGTGCGTCTCCAGAAGCAAATGAAGTGTTACTCATTAAGGCTTGCCACATAAACCAGTCAGCGCAAGGCATTGAATTACCTTCAGCAGACTTATCTGAAGCACCTGCGGTCTTTTCAAGACCTGTTGGTTTTAGATACGCCTGGAAGTTCCAGTCAACTGGGTTAAGGGCGGTATTAAATCTCTGTTGTGAACGATCAGGAGTCAAACCACTTTCTAGTGATGTGATATCCTGAGTTGCAGCAGCCTGAGACACGGCAAATCCAGCAAGAATTTCTACTTGCCAAGTGTTTGCAGGTTTCATAGCTGTTACTGCGGCACCGCTGGCAATATCAACGGTGGACATAAACACTTTTGTGTTTCTCTGTAGGTTAAGTTGGGCAGCCATTTAATTAAACTCCTTTATATATTTAATTGGTATCTTGTTGTCACGTCTATTTCCAAAATCCCAAAGGGAGCTACTAAACCTTCATCTGTGGAAACACCTTCTATTATCATATCTAGTATTCCAATGTTTGATCTATCGCCTAAGTTATATACAATATGCTCTATATCATCTGCTAGACTTTCTGCAGTTGTTATAGGGTTTTCTGCTCTAACATAAGCACGGATCGCAATGTTTAGCTCTCCAGTAGTTAATCCTGCGGTATCGTAAATTCTAGATTCTGTTCCAGCATTTACGCATATTGTAGGAAAATCATTAATTTCGTCTAAAAATTTCACGCGACGAAAACAGTTATTTGATATATCTAAGTTATAAGTGTAGCTTGCGTCAAAAGTAGAAACATCGCCGTTTATTTTTTTCAACTCAGATACCAATAAGTCGGTAATTTCTTTTCTTCGACTTAACGCCATTTATTTTCTACCTTTTCATAGTATATCAAATTGATTTTTATAAAGCAAATCCTAAATTCTCAAAACAGATTCGTGCCCAGTTTAAAAACCTCTTATAATTCTAAAACGAGTTCCATACACTTGTTTAACAGTATCTCTAATAGAACCTTGTAATAAAAATCTAGGTGCTCTTGCTCCTCTTTTTTCGTGCACTCGATAATTAGGAGCGTAATAATATTTAATTAAATTAGATCTAAAGTCTTGAATTACCCTAATAGAATCTACAAATTGACCAGTTCTATAGGTTAAAACAGTAGGGCTTAAAGGTTCTCCCCTAACTGGACCTTTAGGCATACGTCTTTCTGTTTCTCTTTGAATTAAAGCTGTCATCTGTGCATCGGAAATTGTTTTAGTTGCTTCTTTTTTCTGCTGTCTTTTAGGGATATCTATATTAGCGGTTATTCCATTACTACCTAGTTTTTGTTTTTCAATTAATGTTCTATATACTAAAGGAGTGTTGCTACCTTCTTCAAACTCTTTTGCTATAGAAATAATAGATTTTAAAAACTGATCTGCACCTAATTTACTGTCTTCATTAAATCTTCTAATTGCATAAGATAAAAAACGACTACTAAAATTAGCCCCTAAAGAGGAATGAAATTTTTTAGTAGTGTCTATAGCTTTATCTAAAAAAGAGTTATAAGCAGAATCTGATAACTTAGCGTCTATTTGAATAGAAACTTTTCCTCCAGCTCTTCTTGACTGTCTTGCTGTTAGAAGTATTGAGGTTCTAAAAGAAGACCTTAGTTCTAGTACTTCCGCCGCATTAGCCAATACTTTTACTCTGGGAGGGCCTCCTCTTTCTTTATCTAAATAATCAATTAAGGCAAAGTTTTCAAATTTTTGTTCTATTTGTACTATTATATTCTCTTTTAAAGTAGAATCAGATTCTAACCAGTTATGTAAATCGCTTGATTTGAGTTGATTAATTTGTTGTCCTAAAAAGGTTTCGTCTCCATCATCTTTTTCTCCTCTTTTTAAGTTGAATTCGCTTAAAAAGGATGACTCTTCTGAAGAACCTCTTTGTAGTGACCTACCAGTAACAGCCACACTTCTTTCTTTTGATGTCTTTTGCTTAAGTTCTAAAAACGCTTGTGCGCCTCCAGTTAAAGATGTTTTTTCAAGAGCCACACCAAAAACTTTTAAGAAGGCTGTTAAACTGCCTTGAATATCTGGACGAGCACTTGGTTTTGAAAATTTAGAAGTATTTCTAGCCTCTTTTAGTCCTGACCTAGTAGAAATAAAATCAGACATTAGCCTTAAGGCAGCAGATCTAGCAGTAGAAGATCCTTTTAATCCTGCTTTTGCTCCTTTTGAAACTCTTTGGGCATATGTAATAATAGGAATACGCTTACCATTTTCTATAACATAAGTGCCCTCTATTGAAATAACAGGTTGCGCCATTACATAACAACCCTATATAAGTCTAAAATACGACGAATGTGTGGAGGAAAATTAGCACTCAATGCTCTATCTTGAACATTCTCACCTTGGAAAGTAAAGCCTTGGGATTCTTGCCGATCTTTGTGTAACATTTTAGCATAATCCATAGTAGCCATCAATAAATCTTGAGGAATAGAGCCAGAATCATATCCAGACTTATAAGTTACTCTAACACCACGAGGATAATTCTTAAATGTAGCAGCTCCTACAAGAGTTAATCCAAAATCTCCTGTACCATCACCAATATTTTTAGTAATTTCGCCTGTATCAGGGTAGAATAAAAAGTCTTCTACAGAAGCGTGATCGTCAGCAAAGCCAGAGGTATCATTGTCTCCATCAAAATGTGCTAATAAAACAGTATTATCATCTGTCGCATGTTGGTAAGAAGGAGCAGTAAAAGCAGTAGTATGTCTAGCAACATGAGAGATACGAGTTTCATCTACGAACCCGTTGAAATATTGATAATTTGAAGTAACATTTTGTCTTGCAATTTCAAGTTGAGCAGATATATCAGGCATCACATTTGAAGTAGTTTGTGTGCCTATAGAAGTTCCATCACGGTAAAGTGTCCAAGAAGAACCAGAACGAACAATTTCTACATGATGAAAAGTATTAGCAGAATAACCAGTTGAGGCCGCATGTGTAACATTAACAACTTCAGTACCTCCAGATACTGCTCTAAAAGTAAAACCATTAGTAGTATCATATCCAAGGGACCAAAGATTATTAACATCCGCAGATTGTGAGATGAATACTGCATTAGCAGAATAAGAGTTAGATCTTATTTGTGTATCAATAGTAAAATCAGAGTCTCCAAAATACCAGTCATTAGAATCAGCTAAATAAATATAGTCATCAGATCCGTCAAAAAACACAGAGGAGTCCCCGAACTTTTTATATCTAGTTTTTAGAACGGGTCCTCCACTGCGAGTTAAAGTATGGTTTGAATCTATTCTTGTTACTGAAGAACCATCTGATTGTGGATTAGTTAGTTTTCTATATGCAGTACCGTCATACTCAGAAATAGAATGAACATTTTGTAAGGGTAGCCTAGATACAAAAACCGAAGCTTTTCCTCCGTCAAATACTTCTGAGTAAGAATTACTTAAAATTTCATGTCCAATGTAATTTTCTACAGCACCACAAGCGAAAGAAATAAGATTGCTGAGTCTAGCATCTTCGTTAGAGCTTGTAATGTTTAGATAATTTTTTATTTGTGCTAAAGTTACATATGGATATTTACCATAATTGCTAGACATTGTTTATCCCCTTCTTATTTAGTAACGATTGTAGTTTTTGGCTTAACAGGAGCCACAGCTTCTACGGAAGTAGCGCTGACTACTTTTTGCTTAACAGGAGCAGGAGCTGGTTTTGGAGCTTTAGCTGCTTTCCATTCTGCGATATAAGCGTCTACCTGAGTAAGACCATTTCCTAACTTCATTAGAATTCTACGAGCTTCGTCTTCATCATCAATTTGCATGATTTCATTAATCATTATAATTTTCTCCTTGTCTTATAGTAAGAAAGGGAGGCAGGTTAACCTACCTCCCTCTTCCTTAAGGTAAATCAGAATCTATTATACCTAAGATTAGGCAAGTGTTCTGATTGTAGCAGCGTAGCCGTAGGTGGTTGAAACGTTTGCACCTGCACCTGAGCCTGTGGTTGAGAGAGCCTTGAAGTCAAAGCGTGTGCTCATGTACATCGCTGTGACCTGCTGGCGAGGCTCGTACTCGCTCTCGATCTCCATACCACGGCGTTCTGCGATCATCCAGCCTGGCTTGTAGACTAGAGCACCAATGTCGGCTGAGTTAGAACCAACGTTATCTAGGAACTCAGTAATAACAACTGGGATACCATAGATTGCGCCAACAGAACCTGTGAGGTATGTTGCGTTTGGTCCGAACTTATCGACTGTGCGGAAGTCGGAGGTTGTGACTAGCTCGTTGTAACCTTCGATTGTGGTTAGATATACGAGGTGGTCACCAAGCTGTAGACCGTACTTACCCATTAGGGCGCGGGCTGAAGCAATATTAGCTGCTGTAGCCTTTGTGTCGCCATCGGCGGTACGAACTGTTAGACCGTCTGTAGCAACCTGGTTAACCATTGTGGTAATACCCTTAACAACAGAGGCATAGTTTGATGTAGCGCCTGGGTTAGCTGTGAAGCCTGATAGGGCACCAGTACCACGAAGGATTGCCTTGTCGATTGAACGAGAAAGGCGACGTGTTGCTGCGCGACGGAGGAAGTCGATTAGAGGAAGAATTGTATCCTCTTCTTCATCCTTGGCAAGATGTGTTGTAACCATGAACTTGTGTGGTGTAAAGTCAACTGACTTAATTGCGTTCTGGTTTGAGGTTGGGACGTTTGATGTATCACCAACGCCTGTGGCATATGTGCCAGAAGCGAACTGTGCTACGTAATCGTCTGTATCCTCATCGGCGACTGGGACACGGAATGTCTTTGCATCGACCTGGATTCTATCGAACATAGGAGCAATAACGAGCTGCTGCTCCATTTCTTCATAGATATTTGTTGAGAAGTTGCTTAAGAACTGATCAACTGAAGTGACGGCCTTAATCTGATTACCAAGCTTGGTATCAAATGGGTCACGACGATTGAGAGCCTTAGCAAGTAGGAAAGCATTAGCCATTTCCTTCTCAGAATACTTGCTTGAAGCCTTCTGAGCTTGATAAACATGCTTGCTTTCAGAAATAGCTTTAATCTCGTCCTTATATTTTGCAATCTGTGCCTTTAGCTCAGAAAGCTCTTCACGAGTCTGGCGGGTTGACTCACCGTGGCGATCAACTTCGTCAGCTTCTTTTAGAACAGTCTCACCAGCCTTCTCGACTAGCTTCTCTGTGTTGTTTTCTCCAACTTTAACGGAGACTTCCTCGACAGCCTTCTCCACAACTGTTTCAGTTGCAGGAGCTGCTTTCTTTTCAGTCTCTAGTACAATTGGATCACCTGCATTTTCGGTTGCCATTGTTTCATTCTCCTTTATAGTCTTAGTAGTCTTATGACCGTTTACTAATAAGGCTAGATCCTTTGAAGTCTCTTCGCCATCGTTGCAGTCAATACTCTTAAGCTTTTCGATGTTATTTAGCATCATTTTAGCAATATGATAGTTAGTGTCATTCCATTCTGATGATGGGGTAGTGGTTAAGTTTAGTGTTTTATTCAGCTTTTCCTGTAAAAGTTCACTGTTTTTAACAGCTTCGTTATCTTTCACTGCATAAAGCTCTTGTTCAGAAAGTGTAACCAGTGAGTCAAACTTTTCTTTAATATTGGAACGTTCTCCATCACTTAAGCTTTTGAACTCTGTAACAGAGACATCTAGATCATACTGTGATCCAAGGTCCCAAAAATTCGCTACTGATAAATTTTCAGCAGGGATTGTAACTGTATTATCCAATGATTTTCCGTTTAAGTCAACTTCTAAAAATTGAAAAATAGGGTTTTGGGCAGTAGCAATTTTCACTGTCTGATACCTTTTACCCTCATGTTTTACAAAAGCACCATTTTTAATTTGTGCGGTTTCTGCACTAAGAAGATTAACAAAAGGAATTGGTTCATAAGGATCAGATGATAAGGTCATATCCTCATCGTCTTCATCTTCCTCGGATAGATTCTCAATTTCTACGTCTTCAGCAAGATTGACTTCCTTAATAATATCCTTCTCTTCTTCTTCAGCGGCAGCAACAATGACTTCTTCTGTTTCAACTTCTTTAGTCATAGTATTCTCCTCTTCAGAATATAGAGTAACAGAGGCATAGTTAGGATTCTTAGATCCCCCATTAGCTTCCGCCTCGCTAGGAGACATAGGCCGTGGTTTTTCCTCTGTCTTATCAGGTGAATCAACATTATTAGAAGGTTGAACTAAGAACACAATCTCATGACCATGCCCTTCTGCTTCTTCAATGGTATAATTCACAATTTTGTGATAATGCTTCTGGCCATGAGAGGAATAGGTAGTAACACCATTACCACTATCATCCATTTCAATGGTATGATAATGACCGGCTTTGTTACCAGTTATTCCGACATAAATGCCTTCCATCATTTTCACTTCGTCTTTTAAGCTAGCCTCTTTAAGACTTTTCTTAAAAGCTTCATATTCATCGTTAGATTCAAAACTTTTTCTAACGCTGAATAAACTTTCTTGGTTGCAAGGAACTGAAACAACACTGATTTCATGAAGTTCAACATCAGTAATTTGAGTTGTATCAGTTGCTCTATCATAGCGACCATCTTTAACGCGAAACCCTACAGAAAAACTCTTTAAGGCCCCATCGTTAATAAGTGTTTGCACACCGTGTAGTTTTTCTGCTGCATCACTTACATAAGCTTCAACAAAAATACCTTTACGGTCTACAGAAATCTTTTCTACACGTCCAATAGGTTTGCCGTGATCGTGCTGATAAAGAAGAACAGGGTTCTTACGATAGTAATCAACACCTTTAGCCCAAGCATTAGCTGTAATGATATCACCTGCTCGATCTTTATCGGTGGTGTTAGCATAGCCAGCAATTCTTAAGCCTTTCTTCTTCTTAGGAGCACGTTTCTCAACAGTTAGTGGACTGTATACATGAAACATTTTATCCATTCTCATTATCCCCTTGTGTAGGATCAGGAGGTGTATCTGTATTATCTTCTGTAGGTCTTCCACCTTGTGAGGGATCTACAGCACTTCCTGTAATATTTTGTGGTATTCTAATCTCATCGCAATCTTCACGATGTTGGAATCTTAATCCTATTCTAGCTTCATTAGGTGTAATAATACCAGTATTTACTAATGTAGAATAGTACATAGCTTGTGTTTTTTCGTCCGCTCTAAGAGCTGAAACAGCTGCTCTATCTGGACGAATAATAATATCTGAGTTAAAGAAGTGAGAAAATGCGCTACAGAACTGTTCTAAAATTGGCATAATAGTATGGTTATAAAATAATACTTGATTTGCAGCTATGTTAGCATTATTTCCTGATTTTAACAGAACATATGGTACACCAAGTGCTTTTGCAATATCTTGTTGGACTCGTTCTACAGAAGCTTCAAAATCTAACTCGGAAAATTTAATTTGTCCAAAAGGACTTAGCTGTAGTCCACCATCTAAAATAGCAGGATTTCTAGCACCACCATAAATAGTAGAATAACTCTGTCTCCACTGTTCTAATAATCTTTCTTTTACTTTTGGACTTAGAACAGAAGCAGTTTGTAAGACAATACCTGGAATACCATTATTCTTAAAGAATTGACGCTGGAAATTAATTAAGTAATAGTATAACTCAATTAATCTTTTAACAGATTTTAACTTTGGTGCGCCACGGTAAATACTATCTTCGTTATCTGACTTAATATGAATAATTTCATCAGTATCAAATTTTAGAGCAGATTCTTGTCTTGTGGTTTGTTTACCATAACTATAAACACTTGAAGACTGAACATTTCGCACTAAAAAGTTAAAATGCGAAATAAAGGTTTTTTCGTCTGGAATAACTTCCATATCATTAGCTGGTAATACGTAAAGATTTGTACGATCATAATAAAAGAAGGCATTACCATCTAGTAAATAGTCTAAGAAAGCTCTACGAAATAACTTAACTCTGTCTTCAAAAGGATTTGGTGAACGATTTAAAAGTTTATCTATTTTCTTAACAGCACCGCCGCCTTCAACAATAATCGGGACTTCAATCAAAGCATTAATAATTAACTCAATAGAGCGATTAACTACTTCAACTTCACGATATGCTTGTTCAAAATCAAGAATAGTTTCTGGACTCGCATAAGGCTCTGCGGCAGCTAACGAAGGCTGTGCAGGGTTAAGCTTTTCTGATATCCATCTTCTCCAACCTGGAACTTCGTTAGCCATGTTTCTCCCTTTGAATTTCTAACCAATTTATAATTTTATTTGACAGATGATTACTATAACGTTGTCCGTATATATTATGTAATCTTTCGTGATGTTGTTTACAAAGGGTATAAAGGTTGTTATTGCTTAACCGATCAAACTCATCATCATAAAATTTTACTCTTATATCTTTTATTTCCTCAACAGTATCAAATTTAGACACTTTATTTTTTATGCACCAGTCTTCAAAAAGTTGAGATATAGAAAAAATATGATGAAGTTCTAAGTTTTCTTTCTCTTTGCATATATAACATTCATCGCGTAATTTGTAATCTTTTTTAATATAATCCCTTATATACTTAATAGGAATTCTTTTTAAATCTGCCATTAGAATAACTTTACCAAATACTAAACTTTGTGTCCAATCTTTAATTTTTAGAAGCCAAGAAAGGGGAACGAAAATCTTGAATTACTTGCCATCTCTTACTAAAATGCTCAGGATGTTTGTTTAATCCTACATCTCCCTCTTCTAACAAGGAAACTTCTGTTTTAATTATTTTAGGTTTTGTCTTATAGTAGTCACTCATAGAAAGAGATACCTGTATATCATCCCCTCTATCTTTTGTTCCCCAAGGTTCTATATAGTCTTTCCATATAGTTTTTAAATGAGGAATCGAAACAGATAAACAAGCTCCAACAGCTATATCTGATTCTGCATCTATACACCATTCACTAGATAAATCTTCATAACAAGAAACTTTATTTATTCCTGATCTACCATATATAGATATAAGCCTATCAGGAGTCTTTCTTATTTCTACTATTAGTCTCATTATACAGTGAAAACTTGGGTCAATATCATCGTCTAGTATAATTGCATATTTATAATTTAAATCTTTTGCAAATTTCCAACGCTCAATACACCATCCATTTTCTTTTTTATTTATAACGGCTGCACCTTTAAACTGATGTACTTTATAAGAAGGATTATTATTAATTATAAATATAGGTAATTTACCTTTAAATTTTTCAACAAGATAATAAATGTTACTAAGTCTTTTATAGTTTAAAATTATTAGTGCAGTATCTTTAAGCATATATAGATGCCGAAGTCTTTACATAGGTATAGATGCCGTATCTAGTAGCGTCAGAGGCGTGAGAATTATCATCATGAATTGTTTTTGGGTTTTCTGTTTTAGGATTCCACTTATAGTTTGCCATTGCAGTAAATGTTTGAAAACCAGTCTCTGCATCAAAAATAAGTTTATCATGATCTACAAGAGCCGCAATATAATTTATACCGTCTTTAACAGATTTTACAGCATTCTCACAAAAAATATCATAGTCATAAGCAAAATCAGCTTTAAGTTGCTGGGCAGCAGAATCAATATAAATCATTTCTATTTCCCACTTTTCTTCCATTTCTTTAATATTTTCAGCAAGTTCTGAGGTTGTTACCTCTCCAGAAATATATTCATCTATAACATAGAAGTATTCACCATCAGTAGCTATTACAATAAAAGCATTTAAGTCTCGATAACCAACGTCAAGTCCTGCAATAACTTCAAAACGATTAAGATTTTGCTTTACCCAAGTTAAGTCTTTAAGATGACGATTCTCATCAAGACTATAGACCTGCATCTCTGTAGTGGTCCAGTCACACTCATACTCTTGAGCAAACATCTTATTAGAAATAGAACGACGAGCCTCTTCAATATCTTTTGTACTTAGAAGAGGATTGGCTCTCCAGGTAAATAGACCAGAACCCCAATCCTCAAATTCTGAATCTTGTCCACGAAGATAGTATGTATAAAGATAATTTGTTTTACCACGGGGAGTGGATATAAAAAGTGCCCGAGAATCGGGGTAGGTAGAAAGAGCAGGGCGCAAATCACGAGTAAAATACTCATCATCAGGGATGATTGCCGCCTCGTCTACAATTATAAGATGAGCAGCACGCCCCACAAGTGAGTCTCTGTTGTTAGCCGATAAGAGGCGGAAGGTAGAACCGTTGATAAGTTTAACAACCTTATCTTTTTGATTGAATCTATCTACTTCCAGTTGTAAATTTCTAATAATATCTGTGACATAATCCCAAATAATTGATGATAGAGTAAAGTTAGGAGCTACTACCATCACCTGTTTTCCTGGCTCTAAGAGTTTAGCAAAAGCCAAAATACCAGCAGCTAGAGATTTACCAGTTCTTCGAGCAGAAATGTGAGTCCAAAAACGATGGTCTTCTAATCCTTGAACCATTCCCCACTGAGACTCATTAAATTGTATTCCGTTATGTTCCCCTACTACAATCTTATCAAGTAGTCTTTCTACAGGTACTTTAAAATAGTTATCCATCTATCCTCATTTCAAATAATTAGCAAGAGCAATTCCAAGACCTGCTACTGCACTAGATACAGAACCTACCCAGATTAAAGTCTTTAAACTTACACGACCAGTTGTAGCAATTGTTCTAAGTTCATTTATTTCTTTACGCATATCTTTCATACAAGTAGCCATTTCATCCATTGTTTTAATAAGTTGTTCGTAGCGTTCTTGACATACAGCTTCGTGTCTAGAAAACTCTAGCTTAGACTGTTGTGTGCGTTCATGAAGTGTGTCAATACTATTTTCAATATCCATTGGACTACGTCTTTATAATAAATTTAACAGCAACACCTGGATGAGTAACAGTTAGTGCAGGAACGGAGTGAGTATGACCGTTAACAGTTAGAGAAGGGATTGAGTGAGTATGGTCAGCTACAGCACTTACAGCTGTTACAACTGTAATAGAGTTGGTAACGTCTTTATCTGTTGTAGAGTTAGTAGTACTAGTAGTTACGCCAGGAGTATGTGCGCCTCCTGCTCCTGTTGTATTAGCTACTGTGGAACCACCTGTTGATCCTGATGTTCCAGTTCCAGTGGAGTTCTGACCGTTTACATTAACTTCTCCTGCTGTTTTAGTACCAAGAACGAAGGTTGAGGCACCATATGGGGCTCTATCTCTAAAGTCAGGAACATTGAAGGTCGTAGACCCGTCGCCTACACCATAAGTAGTGCCAATTACAGCAAAAAGTGCTGCATATGTACTACGAGAAATAGCTCCACCTTCACAGAGATACCATCCTCCAGGTGCAGCTGCTGCACCATACATGATGATAGAACCTGTAGGATTCAAAATTGACGAATCATTAACATGTTTTCCATCAACTGTATCAGCATCAAGACCAGAACCAGAACCATCGTTACCAGCGTGCCAAACAGTATTACCCCCAAATGTTATTGTTGAAGAATCAATGGCTAAGTGAGTTGAAGTAGATCCACCACCATATATTCGTGTAATACCGCTACCAGAGTTTGCAAAACCAATATACATACCATCATCTGTGCCCCCGCTAGCGTTTTGTATCACACGAGCATTTAAATACACATCATTTGTAGATAAATCTAACGAAGTTCCATTTGCAAAAGTTAAAGTACCCGAAGTGTAGGTGTCACTTGTATCACTACGAAGAAATGATGCCCCATGCACGCCATCAAGTGTATCAGCATCTAAACCAGACCCAGAACCATCGTTACCAGCGTGCCACATTGTGTTGCCCAAGAATGTTGCGGCAGTTTCACTTAGCAATAGTGTCTGTGTAAGAGTAGTAGCAACGCCACTACTTACGCCGGATTTTACTTGAAAAACCATGGCAGCGCCGCTACTTGCATCTGTATTCACGTAAATACGTCCAGCGTTACCATTTTGTTCTGGTGTACCAGACTTATGGTTCCATGTTATGTTAGCATTTCCGTATCCGTCATTATGCGTTAGCGATACGCCGCCACTACCACGCCCTGCCGTTATGAAATGATCGGTGGAGTACTCGCCTGTGCCTGATGTTTTACCAGTTAGATTGTCGAATGCATGGGTGTGGCTATCGTTAGCGATAACAATAGCATTATATGTGCCACTGACATCTCCGCCAAATGATGTAGATGTGTTTAAGTAATAAGATCCCTGTTGCCCATCAAGAGTATCAGCATCTAGACCAGAACCAGTGCCATCAACTGTCTTAATCGCCGTAAGAATTTCACTAGCAGTTTGATCTGCAGTAGCACCCGATTCAATACCATCTAACTTAGTACCGTCAACAGATAGATCACGTCCATCAACGGTCTGAGCGCCTGACATAACTATGTTACCAGTCATAGTTCCACCACTAAGTGGTAGTCTAGCGTTTAACTGTGTTTGAATGTTTGATGTTACACCATCAAGATAATCAAATTCTGTATTTGTTACTCCAGTAGCATGTAATGTATCTAGGTAATTAAGCTCTGTAACGCTACCTGTATAACCATCAAGAACATTTAGTTCAGCTGCAGTAGCAGTTATCGCAGTACCACCAATTTTTAAAGTAGTCGCATCTACAGTAGAAGAAACAACTTCCCCACCAACATTTACGTTACCAGTTGAAGTACCATTACCTACTGTAACAGTGGCATTAGCAGCTACTTCAAACTTACCAGTGGCATCTATACCAAGACCGCCTAAAAATGGATCAACACGAGTTACCATTATTTCTTAACCTTCCTTCTTGGCGAAGCACCAGTAGCTACATTTACAGGAGTACCAGTCCCCTGTCCTTTTTTACCTGCTCCTGCTTTTCTTTGGGCTGCTCGTTTACGACGAACAAAAGAGGCTCTGCCTTCTTTTCCTAATTTTCTAGCTTTTTCTCTAGATAGACAAGCGGCATAAGGATCATCAACTTCGCCTTCCCCACATTTACCAATACGATTACCCTGGGCATCATAACGATCCCAACCGCCACCACCAATGCCGCCAGTCTTACCTGTTCCAAACCAAGCTTTAAGACCTCCACGAGGTTTTGCCATTTAGCTCTCCAGTGATGATTTTAATTTAGAAATAAATACTGACTTAGCTGCATCAAGTTGGTCAAAGCGCATCCTTAAGTTATCTTGCTGAATACCAATATCTCTAAGCTGTGCAACGCACTTTAATTGATCCTGATCAAAATCTGCTAAGTCATATTCCTTATCATCTATAAAAATTTTATTTGTATTTTCTTCTGTCATAGTTCCCCTCTATCTTTCTTACACCCAAGGCGCTATTTTATTTACTCTGGCTGGATTTTTTTGAGCATCAATTTGAGCATCAATAGAAGCTTTTAAACGAGCCTCTACTTCCGAAGTAGTCTCTTCTCCTTCAACAAGGTTAGAGAGAGTCCAGCCTTTAACTATTTCTTCAGTAAGACTAGCAAATGCTGTAAATGATCCAGCTTCTGCATCTCCTGTTGCAATAGAACCATAAACGGTTCCCGATACTGGAGATTCATCGTCAGTTTGTCCCCATAGTCTCCAATGAATTAATTTTACTACGTCAGTTAGATCACCTTCTGTAGGTGCTGCTTCAAGAGGTCCAAAAGACCATGTGTATGTTGTAGCCATTAGTCATATTTCCTTTTTGGATTTGAAATTATTTGATTTTTAAATGGTGTTTTTGAAGCGCACCACTCATCATATCCCATATACCCTGGCTTTTTACCAGAGGGCTTGGTGACCATTCTACCGAGGGGGGTGTAGAACTCACACCAGTCTTGCTGTTCTTTATAACGCTGGTCAGACGAAGCCTGTTCCCAAGCTCCATCTGAACGAGATTTTTTATCACGATAGCGATAACGAAGTGTTGCCATTACTTCTTCTTCTTTTTAGCTAAAATCGCTTTCTGAAGTGCAGGAGGTAACTTCTTTTGAGCAGCACTGAGACCGCCATTACCACCAGATTCTTTCTTACCATTCTTCTTCATTGGTTTCTTTTTTGAATGCATTGCCATTTTATTTTTTTCCTTTTGTAGTAGAAGTACGGTATTTACCGCCACGCTTTTTGTATTCACGCACTAACCAACCATTAGCATAGGCAGAAGGATAAACCTTAAACTTGGATTTAGCCTCTGCCTTAACTCGATTGTATAGAGCTTTGTTGGTTGGAATTGCTTTTTGTGCCATAGTATTTATACTTTACCTTATATTTTACTAGGAGTCAAATCAAAATTTAAAATATTATGTTTTAATAATAAACTTCACAGCTACAGCAGGATAAGTAACTGTATGAGAGTGTGATGCATGATCACTAACGCCTGTTACAACTGTAATGGAGTTTGTAACGTCTTTGTCTGTTGTAGAGTTAGTTGTACTAGTTGTAACACTATGAGTCGTGGATCCTCCAGAAGATGTTGCTGCTTGGGCGCTTCCATTAATTTCATTAGTGGTCTTAGACCCAAGAGTATAGGTTGATGCGCCATAAGGAGCACGGTCCCTAAAGTCGGGCACATTGAATGTGGTAGAGCCATCTCCCGCACCATAGGTAGTGCCGATTGCTGCGAATAAAGCGGAATATGTTGTTCTTGAAATAGCGGCTCCTTCACATAAATACCAGCCCGAAGGGGCTGCAGCCGCTCCCCACATACCAATAAAGCCTGCAGGAATTACGTTAGCATTAATATCAGAGCCTAACCCTAAAGATTGTCTAAAGCCTGTTGCATTAGTTTTTCTAATATAGTTATCAGTTGATGAATAGAAGATAGTATCAGATGTTCTAGTTCCAGTAGCGTGAGACATATTAAGGTATTGGCTGTGTCCATATCTCATGGTAATATCACCAGAGCCATTTCTAACTGCAATAGTAGAAGCTGTAGCTGCGGTGTCAGACTGCAAACCGTCAAGAAGATCAGCATCAAGCCCTGACCCTGCTCCATCAACTGTTTTGATTTTAGTAAGTACATCTGCTGCTGTGTATGAAGAAGATGCTAAATATCCTGCACTTGCATGATTGCCCCAACTATAAGCAGTATCCCAATTTGAATCTTTTCTTGTGCCTGCACCAGTACCAGTACCAGGTTTAGAATATATACCTTCACCATACATTAACTTACCATCGGCAAGAATTGTTGTAGTAGCTTCGGTGCTACCTAAAATAAATGCGGAGCCTGATCCGTAAGAAGCCGCATCACTATGAACAAAGTTTATAGTTCCTACTTGTGCATAGCTTCCACCTGCATGATCACTAAAATCAATTCCTATACCCACACCATTTGATGAGGATCTTAGTTTTAAATTAGTATCATTTGTAAAAGTATAAGCACCAGTAGCCGTATCAGTAGCATCACTACGTAAGAAGCTAGACGCTTGTATACCGTCAAGTGTATCAGCATCTAGACCAGAACCAGAACCATCGTTGCCATCGGTCCAAAATTTAACCCACTCTCTTGTACCACTATTGTTAGTCTTTCTGCCATAAAATGACTGATCAAAAAATGAACCAGCAATCTGCATCGAGAAATAGTTAGTATCATTGCTATGCGTTGTTGCAATTAGATGCATCCAAGTATTAGTGGTTTCTGGCCAACCTTCACCAGTAGTAGCTGTACTTGCCTGGTAAAAACCAGTCTCTGTTCTAGTTGTAATATCTTCTTTTGTTTCACTATCATTAGAAAATTTAGTACCTGAAACATAACCAGTAATTGTATCTGTTACTGATAACCCTGTAAATGATGGTGTTGAAGAAGTTAATACTGCTTGATTAAGATATGATGCAAATTGATTACCATCCCATAAATCAGCATCAAGTCCAGACCCTGCTCCATCTACAGTCTTGATAGCTGTTAGGATTTCAGATGCAGTTTGGTCCGCAGTTGCCCCAGACTCAATTCCATCTAATTTAGTGCCGTCTGTTGCAATGTCTCGTCCGTCAACAGTTCCTGAGACTGTAATGTTTCCGGTTAAAGTTAACCCACTGGTGGATAACTCCATATAATCACTTGTACCACCATCAGCAAATGTACCAATATACCAACGATGAAGTGTGGCAGCTCTATTATATAATGTGTTACTTTCAATACCAATAGCATAACCAGTAGCACTAGTCCCGGCATAAAGTTGAATGTGCCCATCGGTTGTTGTGCGATTTGCAAATACTAAATCGTCGTTGAGTGTTATTACACCTGTCGCTGTATCGGCTGTGTCACTTCGTAAAAAACTTCCTGACGATATGCCGTCTAATAAATCAGCATCAAGTCCAGATCCTGCACCGTCATTAGAAGTA